ATGGACGCGGAACAGTGTCTGTGCTTCTCCAACTTGGATATGCGGCAAAATCACCGTAAAGCAATAGTGGGTTAGCGTATGTTCCTGCTGTAATGCCCAATGTTGCCAAAGGTGTTCCTGAACCGTTTGCAATTGCAATCTTTCCGTCTGCTGTTGCTCCGTCGCTTTCTGCTAGGCTTGATGCATACAAGAACAACTTGTTGCCTACATTAGCGGCTGTAACACCAGTAACTGCGGCAGTATTAATTGAACTAACAACTTGGTCTAGTGTTCTATTTGCGCCTGTGTTACCAACAGTAACTGTTGAACCGTTAATAGTAACTGTAGCGGCTGGAGAACTTGCTAAAATAACTGGCGAAGTTACTGATCCTTTTATTGTAGCAACACTTGTTGCCCAATCATCTGTACCTAGTCTTACCCATGTGTTGTACTTTGCATCATCTGCTGGCAAATCTCCGCCTGCTTTGAGGAACAAGTTAGCATTGCTTCCTGTACCAAATGATACAGCATACTGGCCAATTTGACCAATGCTTGCTTTGGGTACGTAAATGCTACTTACTAGTGTTTGATCAGTGGTGCTTGTGATCAGCAATGGAATATTATTTGTGAGTGCATTTGTAGTTGCATTCCATGAATAAATTCCCCATACACTAGCACTAAGATCTAACCAGTGTGTGCCGTTTACTGGCACACCAGTTGGACGGACTGCTGTTGGTGTTAGTTCGTCTAAATCAATGTCTGCTCTTATAGCAAAAACTCTATTTACAATGCCTAATGCACTGTGTGCGGCTAGTAGGCCATATTCATTTCTTTCGTCGCCGTGTAACGGAGTACCTGCGGCGCTTTGCTGAAAGCTGGGATATCCCATTGCGGCTATAAGTTCTCTTTGACTTGTGAAAGTTAATAACTTGCCTGCTCTAGCTTTAGTTGTGTCTGAGGCTGACGTGCCTGAAGGATTTGATTTGTCCTGGGCTGTAGCCAACATTACAAGTGGTACAGTTCCAACTGCACCTGGAACGTATTGACTTTCGTCTGTTACGCTGATTTCTATTCCTGGGGATACTAATGCCATGTTCTTTTCCTTTTTAAGAAACTTTTTTATATTTATATTAACAGTATAGATTTAGGGTCATTAAGGTGCCTTTCGAAAGGTTTGCCCATAAATACTAGCATGCAAAGACCCTTATGTCCAACATGTCGCGGCAATCCTGTAGCAATAAACTACTATTCCAAAGGTAAAGTGCGTTATCGAAAGCAGTGCTCTGGTTGTGCTCGCCAAGGAAAGAGATTAAAGCAAGTTGCTGGCTGGCTAAGAGCAGGGTACAAGAAAAAATTAATCTGTGATCGGTGCGGATTTAATGCCAAACATAAACAACAAATTTTTGTTTTTTATATTGACGGAAACTTAAAAAATAATAACTGGACTAATTTGAAAAGTATTTGTGCAAATTGCAGGATTGAAGTAAATCAATCCAAGAATACTTGGCAAGAAAGTATTATCAAAGACGACTATTGATCTTAGAGTAAAGATGGTTTACGGTACTATTGTTGTTAAGTACCAAGTCAAACACAGTTTGTAACCAAGCCCATTCACTTATGTGTACGTTCTGTTCTTCTAGTTGCTTAACTGCATCAGTGTAGCCGTTACTGGCTAACATGCCTTGCGGATACCAGTCTGGTAGTGACCCACGCTGAACCCACCACACTTTACCGCCTGCTTTCTTTATTACTTCAACTTCATTAGGAAAACGTACATCGCTAATAACTATATCAGTGTCTTGCTGTAACAGCCTATGCTCTAAACTGGCAATCCATATATCATCATGGAACCCTTGCCTGCAAACTTCTGTACCCCAGTATTGCAATACCCAACGTGGGGTAAGTTCAGGCATGTTCAGACGTTCGGCCCACCAAGTGTCGACCTGTTCTCGCCACTCACGTGCTTCGGACGTTGCTCCTTCTAGTAGTTGTCTATCCCACCCAAACACAGATGCCACTGCGTCTTTGAGTGCGCCAGCAAAACTGTCACGTTGATAGTTGTGTTCTTCTACTAGATAGTTTGCTACTGTGTCTTTGCCGGATCCAATGAATCCACATATTCCTATAATCATAGATAGATTATAACACAAGCAGAAGGAAAGTCAAACAGAAAAGTTACCCAGTTACCCAAGTAAGTGGAACACTGCCGTCAACAAAGTTCAGGAGTTGCTGTTCCAAGGCAGCCATTTCTTCATTTGCTTCTGCTTTAAGACTAGAACCATTTAAAGTTGTACCTCCATTTGGTCCTGCTACAGTGGCAAACTTCTCACGTGCTTCGCCAAGTATACGTTTAGCAAAACTGTATGCATAGTCTTGTATCCACGGAAATGCTTGATAGTCATTTAACAGCATGCTTTCTGGTTTGAAGTTATATATTTGCAACAATATATCTTCCATGTTCTCTTCAGGAGGATTAGCGCCTTGTGTAGGCATTTTGCGTACTAGTGTTAACTTCTTTGTTGTTTTGTTAAAGTAAAAGCTCATGTGTCCGCCAAACATCTTCATGGCTTGTTCTTGGTATGCAGTAAACAGTTCGTAACTTAAAAGACCACCAACACGACCTGCTACCAACATGTATGTGTTCAAGTATCCACTAGCAAATGGCTCAAATTGACTTGCTGTTGTTCCTGTTACACTACCAATACCACGTCTAAATGCGGCACGCACATCCATAACAACATCTGGAAGAATGTACTCTTGTGTTTCTGGTTTAAGTTTGAGAAACGCATATGATTCTTCTTGACTATTTTCAGCACGCTGACGATACTTTATCAGTGCTTGGTCAATGGCCATGTTGTAGTGTTCGGTGTCTAACTCAACATCAACAATACCATCTGCTAAACGCAGTCTAATATAGTCAGTTACTTCACCTCTGCGTAGTTGTACAGCATGTTGCTCTGGAGCAATTTGTACATCACCTAGGTCTCCGTCTGGATCATACTTGATGTGTCCGTGCCCAGTTCCTGTAGCAGGCACATAGAGACTATCGGTCCTTAATGTTCCGTTAGCAAAAAAAGTAGGTGATAAATCTTGTTCAGCCATATTGATATCCTTGTATTATATTTATCAGGATACTAATATTGCTATAAAGCCTTTAGTAGTATTATATCTTTGTTTATACGCCCATTGGCAGGAATACTAACAGCCTTTACATTGTCCAGGAACTTGCGTAATTGTACTTTACCCGCTTTCATAAACTCCGAGAGCTTTTGTTCAGGTTTGCGTACTGTTTTACCCTGACTTTTTGCATTATCAAAGCCTAAAATCGTGGTTCCTTTAACGTTTAGGGGTCCAAGGGTATCGTCGGCTACATACTTAAACATCTTACGTGTTTTAACATTATATACCCAAAGTTCTTGTGCTCCTATTATGTCAACAGGATTAATGCTTACCAATTTAAGATTATCGTCGGCCTTCAGGTACTTCATTTTGCTAACCAACTTTTCTTTATTGGGCGCACGTTTCACACGAGCTTTCTTAGTTTGCTTCTTGACTTGTCTATACTGGTCGATTGCTTCGTTGAACTTTTCAAAGAAAGCATACCAACGTTTAAAGTCTGCGGCTTTGTAGTGTTTGTATGCTTCAGCAAGATCTTCGTCTTGTCCTGCTTGCGCTTCCTTAAGTTCAGCAACATATGAGTCGGCCCAGTCTGCATACTTGCTTAATTGTGCTTGCGGTACATTGTTTACCTTAAAGTAATCAAACGCCTTAGCATCAACTTTGTTACCTAGAATCAAATCGTCAACTAGTCCGTCAAAGTGTGCAAGGTTAGCATCTGTCTTTTCCTGTAGTCTATCTTGTATGGTTTTTACTTGTGCTGGGGCAGTTACCTTTTTTTCAACTGCTTCTTCATCTTGGTCTGCAAATTTATCAACTAACTTAGAAACCTCTGCTATTGTTTTTTTGATAAAATCAAGGGCATCTTGTTTAAGAGGCATACCTTGTTTATGTGCCATAATCAATCCACATGCGGTCATTCCCAAATGTCCAGCAGGACTTTTGATAAAAGCATCTATATCAACTTTCTCATATCCGTTGTTCTGCATCCAGGCTACTACATGCTTCTTAACATCTTTGGTTCTGTAGTGATAGCTGTAGTATCGTAAGCTGGCACCTAGATGATGGTTGAATGTTTTTTCATCCATTTTTAATGCACGTTCAGTATCCCAAACT